TGTTAATGGGATTGCCGCGTCAGTTACGGCCCTGTTTACTGTTGAATTGCTCGAAGACCCGCAACGGATCGTAGGGATTGCGCCCCCCGACCGCTTGCGCGTTCATTTGCTGATGATATTCGATCGCCCGCTCGGCGAACGATTTCACTGGCGGTGGGGTCTCCTGGTGAGTGGTGAGATCGCTATTCCCGCCGCCGGTGCCGCCCTTGCTCCCGGCGGCCTGAAAGTGCTTGAACTCGGCGGTTTCGAGCCATCCCCGGACCGCCTCCGCGGCCGGTCGCCCGGTCTGCTTGTCGACGATCTTGACCGAGTCTCCATCCTGCCTGATCTCAAGGCGATTGGTCATGATCGCCCGTGCCTGGCTCGCCGCTTCGGGCGAGACAAACTGGATTGACGCGGTCGCGTTCGCGATCTCACCCGACTTGAGGGCCCCATAGAACGCATCTTCAAGTTTGGAAATCTTACCCTCGTAAGCCGTCCGTTGCTCGGTCAGGGCCTTTTCGGCGCCCTCCTTTTGGGCCACGGCGATAAGCCGCTGAGAGTCCTTCTCGGCGATTTCCTTCTGTTTGTCGGCCTCGATCTCGCGCAACCTGCGCTCGGCCGCGAATAGCTTCTGTGCGTCTTCCCAGGAAAGTTCGATCGCTGGCGGTTTGACCGGTGGCGGAGGCGGTGCCTGATTGGCAACCGGAGGGGTTGACGGCGCGGCCGGGGGAGGAGTCGCCGGTACGTTCGGCGGCTCCGTCCCCCCGCCGGTCCCACCCCCCTCCGAAGGAGTCGGATCAAGTAATAGTCGATAGGGTTGATTCATAAAGTTGTCCTGATTGGATCATTGCCACGCCACGCCACGCTAGCCTAGGCCACCTTCGGCATGCCTGGCATCCCCGGCATGCGTTTCTCCTCACCCTCGGTCTCGCCCGACTTCTCCATTTCGACCATCTCGGGAGTCTCCATCATCATCTCCCCATTCTCTCCCCCTTCGTCGTCGGGTCCGGGCGTACCCGGTGGCACTGGCGGACCGATCTCGGCCATCTGATCCTTGCGTTCGGCCGCTTCCTCAACGCACTCCCGAATTTCGGCCTCGATCCGCTCATACGTTTCATCGTCAAACCCTGGCAACGCCTGCCTTGCCAGTTGCGAGAGCATCAGGGATTCGGTCTCGGGGCACTTCCCCGCACTGGCAACAAGTTCCTGGAAATCGGACGCGATCGCTGCCAAATCGCTAGCCGAGAACAGGTTATAATCCGTCGGATAGACAACCTCGATCTCGCTTGCCAGCTTGTAGGCGTCGGGATCGTGATTCAAGCATACCAGCGCATAGCCCATAATCCGCGTCTCGGCGCGGGCGAGACTGGTCGCGATCGATGCCAGCTTTCTTGCTCCGGCCTGAGCGTCGAGTTGCTTGCTGATCCCCGATTGGGCCACGGTCGAGCGACCGGTCCCACTCGCCCCGGCTGGCTTGGTAAAGGCCCCGTCCCGATCGACATCATCCCTGATGACTGCCATGTTCTCGCGGATCGATTCGGCCGTTCCCTTGGGGAAGTCCACAACCTCGAATCCCTCATAGGAGACCGATCCGCCGATGGCATTCTTCTTTTTGGGAAGTAACCACGTCGGGCCAACGGGGATCGAGCCGTCCCCCTGGACGAAGTCCTCGGGGCCCTGCAAGAGCGGGTGAGCCTGCGTCGAGTCCGACAGGATCAATTCCGAGTCGCGATTGTAATACTCGCGTTGCCGCTCGGCGATCGACTCATACCGACTCTGACCGACGTTGCGGCACCTTGGCTTGCGCCGATCGAAAATGCGAACGATGGGCACGCGTCCGTAAGCGTGAGGAGTGACCGAGATGACTTCTGACTTCTGGCCAACCCCTCCCCCGCCATATAGCGTCGATCCGGTCGCGGTCCAGTGCCGGAAGGCCGGTTGCGATGTCGGGTCGTCGGGATCGAGAAACTCTTTCACCAGGCATTCGGTATACGTCAACGTGATCGGGTCGAGTCGCCACCAGACCATGTTTTCGGGAAGGATGATCGAGACAAGGCACCGATCCAGCCCCAGCCGCTCGGAGTCGGCCCGGGTGAGGACCGGTTGATCGACCGGGCTTGCCGGATGATCGAACAGGATATCCAGTTGTCCTAATACCAGGAGCAACGGGGCGAAGTCTTCCATCACCCATGTCGCATAGTCGGTCCCCTGGCCATCGACATCGATCATCCATTCGGACAGGGCCGCGTAAGGTGCGCTCTCCGGGATGCTCCGGCTGATCTCCTTGGAATAGACTTCGCCCAGATGGCCCGCGATCGCTTCGGCCACGAAGGTAGGAACAGGAGTGCGAGCCCGTCTCAACTCATAATCATCGTATTCCGCGAATTGGGCCTGATCGACCCCCGCGCGACCGGTTGCCAGAGCAAGGGTCGTCGAGGCGGTCCCCCCCAGATAGGTCGATGCCGTGGTGGAGAACGCGACCTCACGCGGTTCGGGATATTCCCGCTTGTGCCGGATCAGGTTGCGAACCGGCATTCCCAGAAAGTCAATCCCGTAGATGGCCTCGCGGTATCGCTGGCCACCCTCGAATGAGTCCATCAGCCAGCGCCAGCGCGTATGGAATTCATCCCATTCGCGATGACGCCTTGAGGAAACCTGAGTCGCGTCGAGCGGCGCCCTCGGGTCGTCCCCCGGCATGACAGTGATATTGGCAGGATCGAGCATGCCTGGTAGACTGATCGGTGAGCCGGATTGATCTCCGGCAATTCCCGGCCCGGATTGGCAATGGCCCCTACCCATTGTCAGTCCGGGTCGGGGTCTTTCTATCGGATCAACCTGACCTCAGAACACGTTGCGGGCCCGCACGATCCGGAACTTCGGAACTGGCTTGCGACCCTCCGGGAACTTGTCCAGCAAGCCCGAACGGAGGGGATCAACCAGGTCCTCATAGGGATGCTGCGGATCGTCCGGTTCGTCGAGCCATTGCGACCCGCGCCGCTTGCGGCGGTAGTTCGCCAGACCGTCAATCAGATGGACACACCTTGGATGAACCGAGAACCTGAGAGGATCGGCCGAAACGAAGCTTTCGAGAATGGTCAACCCGGCGCCCGGACTTCCCGCGTAGCGTGGCCACGGAGTTAACCTGAGTCCCGCCCGGAGAAACTCGGATTGGATGGTGATCGACCCGAAGCCCGATTCCGACTCGCCCGAAGGGTCGAGCCGACCGACATCATAACGACCGGAACATAGCTGAGAGAGCAATCCGATAATCGCATTCGCATTATAGTAGGCGTGAACCCGTTCGGCGTAATAGTCGCCAAAGACTGTCAAGACCGCGTCATCTCCCTCGCCCTTGACCTGCCACAGCACCGCGCCACAATGGACCCCCGTATCGACCGACAGATGCACCGCGTAGCGGGGATCATACTCCGCGTCGGACCGGACATGGATGGCCGAATCGAAGCTTTCAAACCAGGCGCCCGGACCCGCGACCCATAGGCCCTCAAAGTACCGCTTGCGTGGCGTCCCCTTGAACTTCGCCAGCGATCCGAGATAAGCCTTACCGACCTCGGTCCAGTCGCCATCCTGCCACAATGCGGGATTGGCCTTGTGGGTCGAATCCCAGTAGCCAAGCTCCCCGGCAACCGCACGTTTCTTCAACCAATGGTCAGGATGGCCCGGGTTGGTATCGCCGATCAAAAACCCTAGCCAGGATGGACGGCCCGGACGGTTCAAGCGCGACCATAACGCATCCCACGACTCGTCTGACGCCTCGATCGCCTCGTTGAGAAATATGATGTCCCATGATTGGGATAACACACTGGTCGGCTTGTCCAGACCACCCAGAACGACCTCGGAGCCGTTGGGATAGCTGTAACTGTGTCGATGCAAGCGGCTTGCGCCCCGGGCGATCCGCTCCATGCCGTCACGCGGTAAGACCTCTTGCTCATACGTGACCAGAACGGAGTCGGTCAGACTGACTCGGGTTTGCCTGCAAAAGAGAATACGCAGGTTGGGATAATCGCATGCCAGACAGTGTAACAGGCAAAGGATTGCATAGGTCTTGCCGGTCCCCGCCGGTCCCGAGATCAATAACTGCTTGGGGAGCGTACCGGCCTCGATCGCCTCGACCAGTCGCCAGTCGATCCGCTGATCGCGGTCGGGATCGGGACCGGACGCACTCACAGGAATTCCTTGCGGTTGCGCTCCCTCTCCCGCTCGCGTTCGGCCTGTTTGGCGAGCCGCCTTTCCTCAAGGAGTATCTTGCCCTGTTCGGCCCATGCTCGCGA